GTCAAAAAGGGCTGTTGGGAAAAAATGAAAAGGTTTCATAGTGTCACCAAGTACGGCTAGCGGTTTGTCGGCGTCTTTGTGAGCGTCCTAGGTTGCATTTGGCGCAACTAGCCCGCAAGTTATCGAGATCGTACCAAGCGCCGCCAAAGGCTACGGGGTGTATATGGTCTACGTGTTCGGCTTGGTTGGTGCAACGTGGCCCGGCTATTTGGCATTGGTAGTTATCTCTGCTTAGGACTTGTGCGCGGATTTTGTGCCAAGGGCCGCTATAGGCGGGTTTAGTCATTGGTGGCCGCCCTCGACTATTTCCGACCAAAGAGTAGCTAAGGGCGGCCGACCTCTTGTAACCCCGGTCGGTTGGGTTAGCGTTTGTTTCATTTGGTGGTAAGTATACCGCTATTGCAAGCTTGGCAGCGTCTTAGGCCTTTGGTGCCGTCGGGGCGCCACGTTGTACCGTCGCAAGCTCGGCAGACTAGCGCGGCCGCGTTGCGGCCTTGCTGTTGTGTAGGTGCTTGGGTCATATGGTCTTTCTCCCGCGTTTTAGGGTAAGTCTCCCAAGGTAGCCGTTAATAGTCAAGCCGTCACCTATCGCGTTTTAGTAGTTCGTACTCTGCTCGTCGTTTCATTTAGCCCGGACACTAAGCCAATAGCTTTAAGGGCGCACGACGTCTAGCCCGTTTCCGGGTGTCGTCCACCTAAAGCGCAACCTTTAGTAGGCCTAAATGCGTAGATCGGTTTTAAAGCGGTTGGGGTGACGGCCGGCCGCTAGCTTTATTCTGCCGTTTGTTTAACGCTCGTCGTGGTACCTACAAGCGCCCCAACCTTTTAAAAAGTATCGTAGATAATATCTGTTAGCTGTTCGGCTATCCATTTAGCAACCGGGGCGGCTACCCCGTTACCGGTCATTTTGTAGCGGGTGCTATCGGGGTTGGTTTTGCCGTCGGCTCGGTAAAGCGTGTGATCATCGGGCCAACCCTGTAACCGTTCACACTCGACCGGCGTTAAACGTCTTACCGTCATATTTTGGGCTACGGCCATACCGCCGCCGCCAGCCCTCAAGGTTGGGGTACCGTCGTCGGTTGGTTGCGGGTCTAAACCTTGCGTATGACTAAAGCCGATAGTTTGCGCTACGCCGTGTCGGCTAATGCTATCGAGCATATAGCTCGGGTCGCCGTCCTCGCCTATGCCTTGACCTTGTGGCCCGGCCGTATCTGATCTGCCAATAATCGTACCTTGTATCGGTATAGCCGTAGCCGTGAGCGGGTCGGGTTTATCTATGACTAAAACCGTTGCCCTACTATCGCCGCCGTTATCGAAACTATTTAACGTTGGGGCTACGGGCTGGTCGGCCCATTGTTCGGGCGGTAGGTTGCCGTCGGCGTCACGGGCGCCACTACGTACCGTCTTTATATAGGTTTCGCGGTTTTCTATAATTAGTTTGTTTTGGTTTACGTATTGGGTACTAATCATTTTGGCGTCCTCGGCGCATAACGTGCCGACGATCTCGCCGTAGGCCGCTAGCCCTCGGCTATCTGCTGTAATGCTTGGCGCAATATCGGCGGTAGTTGTTTCCCTCGGCCGTCGGCTCGTCTTAGTATTCCGGCGGCGGCCCTCGGGGAGATCAAATATCGGGCGTTTACCTCGCTCGGTTTTTGTAGAATTAAGGATAGCGACGACGTAAACCCGTCGGCGTCGTTGGGGGACTCCGAAATACTGTGCGTCAAGTATTGCCCATTCGAGACTATACGGCCGTAGTTTTGCCATTTCGTCAAGGACTGCCCCAAAGTCTTTACCGTTTCGGCTAGACAAGGCTCCGGGTACGTTTTCCCAAATAGCGGCGGCTGGGTACTTTCCATTGGTGGCTATCCTCATTTCGTTAATAATTCTTATCGCTTGGTGAAATAGGCCGCTACGGGCGCCGTCTAAGCCGGCTCTTTTGCCAGCTACGCTTAGGTCTTGGCAAGGGCTACCAAAGGTTATTACGTCTACGGGCGGTAGTTCGGCGCCGTTTACGTCGCTTACGTCGCCCCATTTAGGCACGTCGGGCCAATGATAGTTAAGGGTTTGTAGACAGTTTTTATCCCATTCGACTTGGAAACCGCACGACCAACCGGCGGCCTCTAAACCTAGGTCTATGCCGCCTACCCCGGCGAATAGTGAGCCAAAAGTTATAGGTTTATTCATTATTCGCCCCGGCGCCGTTTCAATTCTGCTCTTAGCTCGAGCGTGAACACTAAGCCAAGCATAAAGAAACTAACCGCGAACGGTATAACGATAATAATTAGTACTAGATCAAAGAAACGGCCCATTTTGTAGTCCTTTAATTAGTTGCGATATTTCTATACGGGTTAGGTCGGCAAGCTTTTTAGGTCGGGCGTAGATCGGGGTAAACCGTCGGGCGATAGCCATTAGTTCTACGTTGTCTAGGTTTAGTTTGTTGGCTAACGCTTGGGCGTACTGTATTTGGCGTTCGGTTGCTTTGGGTTTAGCGGCGTGTTCGGTTGCTTGGGCGGCTATGCGGCGCTGGTTGCGGCGTTGCTCTTGCTCTTTTATATAGTGGGTTTTCATAGTTCCCATTAGAACGGCGCCTCTATACAAGCGTCTTTATGGGCGGTTTTAAACTTTTCGCCCTCTTTCCACGCTACGCCGGCGCCAGCCTCGACGATTTCGCCACAATTTACGCAAGCTTTCGCAAATTTGTTAGGAAACGTGCGCGGCCGGTCGTCGCTGGTTGGTGCCGGGCTGCCGCCGGCTCGTATTACCTTTTGCATTTCCTCGCGGCTTGGGCGTTTATTTGGGTCGCTGCCAGCTAGGCCGGCGTTGGCTAATGCTCGACCTACGGCGCTACTTTCGGCGTTTTCTAGGTGGCTCGTTTTGTTTACGTGGCCGTCGCCTCGGGTTTCCTCTGCCCAACCCGTAGCAACCGTCCAAGTAGCGCCGTTTGTGTTGCTGGTTAGTATTAGCTCGGCTTTAAATACGGCTCGGTTTTCGCTGTAATGCACTAGATCAGTAATAACGCTAGGTACAAGGTCATTTATTTTAGCCCATTCAAGCCAACGCGCTAGGCGGGCGGCTACCGGCTCGTAATCGTCAAGGTTAAAACCCATTAGCGGCCCGTAATTCTGCTACCTCGGCGCGTAGGCGCTCGATCTCGTTGGCTGCCTCGTCGTAGCCGTCGGCTCGTAGATCGTTTACTAGGTCGGCGGTTGGCTTTACCGCTAGGGCGTCGGTAAGCATTTTTAAGCCGGTGGCAAAATGTCGGGCTAGGGCGTCGTCGCTCAATTCGGCTACCTCGCTTTGGTCGGTGTATGACAAGCGCCAGACAATAGCGCTAGTCCCTGTATCAGTAACGCGACGATAGCCGCTATCTGTGACAAGGTTTATGTCGGCTAGTTCTTGTCGGCGTTTCGCTACGCTCGACCTAAGTAAGCCTAGCCCTACGCTTATTTCGTAGTCGGTGCTGCCGCCGTTGGCTTGTAGGTAGCGATATACCCGTACCCTTTGACTTGGCCCTCTTAGGCTGGCGTTTTCGGCGGCTTGGTGGCTTGTATCGGGGTCGTTAGATCGTGCTAGCCGTATAGGGTTTACGATCTCGGTTAGGCGGTCAAATAGGCTTGGCTGTTCGCTCATTCGGGCACCCCGTATCTATGAACAAGTACGGCTATAGCCTCTTTGGCGGCGTCAATTTCGGCTCGCTGGCTGGGCGGTTGCTCGTCCTCTTTGTAAAATTCCATACCTAGCCAAGCCAAGCGTATTAACGCTTGGGCACGACGACGGCTAAGCCTTGGCGGTTGGTTAGCGCTCATTAGCCGACTTGCATTAGATCGCCACAAAGCCCGCAATAATAAGCGTCGCCTAGTACCGTATCCTCGTCGTAGTCGTGTTCCCAATTCTCTATAGGGTGACTACAACCGCCCTTAGCGATCCGTTCCGCCTCGGCTTTTTCTGCTTGCTCGTTTTGTTCTTTTAATTCGGCTACGGTTAATTGCTTAAATTTGCCGTCTACCATTACCCAAGCATTAGACATTTCTTGTACGGCGCTCATTAGTAGCCCTTTCCAAATACGCAAGTTTCGCAAGCCCCGCCGTAGGTTTCGGTCATATAGGCGACTTCGTCGGCTGGCATTTCGTACCAAGTACCCAACGGGGTTACGTGCTTTTTACGCTTTGGGTACTGCTCTACGGCTGTAGTTAGGTAATTCCCGGCGTGAGCGTTGCATACGGCTTGGCCGTTGTCGTTTTCCCAATGGCGGGCTGTTTCTGTGGTTAGTGTCTCTTTGGTCATAAACCCATTTAACACTACGGCGCTTACCCGTGTCAAGTGTTAAAGCGGGTTATTTTATAAATTGTTTTGGCGCCCTTGCCAGCGCTCATAATCGGCTAAAGCTTTTGCGCATACTTGGCAGCTATGCCCGGTGCAACCGCATTTAAGGGCGTCGGCTAGGTTATGAGCCAGCAACGCCCAAATATTGCGGGCTGTATCGAGATCGTCGGCAACGGCTAGTACCCGGTTCATTTCGTTATTTAACTCTTGGATATGCTGCCAACTATCGGCGTACGGTTCACGGCTCATAGGTCGGTATCCTTTTTAAAGAGTCGGGCAACAAGTTTAAGTATCAGTAACGCCCCGAAATAGTAGGCAACGGCTGTAACAAGGTCTAGGGCCATATTTGCCACGTGATCGGCCCCGCGTACCTTTTGCAATTATTCGAGCCGTACCCTACGGGCGGTACATAACGGCCGTTGCTATGGGTATAGCCGGTTTCGTGAATACGGTAAAAAATTAGTAGCTGCTCGTCTAGGCGGGTTTCGTTAGCCCAAAAGGTACCGGTTAGGTCTCGGCCGCCGTATTCCTCGAAAGTGCCGCTACCATTCGCGGTAGTCCAAAAGCCGAAAGCGCCCCGAAACGTTGCGCCCTCGCCGTAGGCGGCGCTGGCTTTGCCGATATGGGCTGCGTTTAGCCCGGTTTCGCATTGAGCAACGGCGAAAGCCCAAGCCGGTATAGGTGTTTCAATGCCGGCCAGCTCGTCAAATATTGACGCCCTAACCGTTGCGGGTGCTGTAATAGTAGTTCGATATGGGCGGTAGTGATCGTTGGCGGGTTGCGGGGCGCTTACCGCGTTATTAGCGGTAAACGGCAACGGGCCAGCAAATACGGTAGCGGTTACGGCTAAGCCGGCCGCTAGGCGCCTCAAGCGGTAAAACCTAACGGGGTTGCCTCGCCCCAAAGCTGGCTACGGTCGGCTCGGGTCTGCCCATAGGCTTTTACCCTGCCATTAGCCGAATATTCAACTATTCGGTATTCGCTGCCGTCGTTTAACCGTCGGCTTACTACGTGCATAAATATAAGGTTAGGTCGGTCGGTACCCATTTTGCCCCGTTTCTTTAGGCGGTAGCTATACCTTAGTCGGTTTAGCCGAAAAGACGGCGCCAAGCTCGACGTACGCGCCGGGTCGGGTTAGCGGCGTCGGATAGTTGCCAATGCCAAGGCTCGTACTCGGGGTTGGGGCCGGTAGCGAGATACGACGGCGGCCCCTGTAGGTAAATACCCCATTTAGGCGCGTTGAGCCGTAGCCAAGTAAAGGTATTAGCGTCGTTTACGGCGACGTCTTGACTTAAGCCAACGCCGTGAGGACTGTAGCCCGGGGTTGCGCTTGGGCTTTTCCCGACCTTTAGCCACCATTTACGCCCGTCATAGTAGCGGGTTACCTCGGGTTTACGGCCGGTTGGCTGGTCGTCGTAACGATCATAGAAAAGCGCCTCTTGGCGGGTGTACGACCTGTAGCCCTCGCTAACCGCTTTAAGCTGTACGCCGTCTTTTACTGCTTGGTCGTACATAAGGTTAAAAGCGAATACAAAACCGCCACAATATTTAGGGTCGGCACTAAACCAACCCGTACCGCCCGCCGAAAGCTTGGCTAATTCCTCGCTGGCTAGTTCGCCGTTACGGCCAACTAGCGGCGCCGGGACTATAAGCCGCTTATACGGGTAGGGGATATCTGCCATTATTCGCCGTCTTTAGGGCCGAAAATGCCGCGCGTATCCTGCCGTTTAGCAGCCCCAAGGCCGTTACCTACGGCGTAGCCGACGATCAAGCCGCCAATAGCGTTAAAGCTAGCTTGGTCGAGCTTGTCGAGCGCCCTAAGTACCGTTATACAAATAAGGGCTACTAGGGCTATAAGGGCTTTGGACGGGTTAATAATTCTCATACTTTTAGCCTACTTAGGCCGAGATTTCGAATACGGTTATTGAACTATCCGACGCGCCTAAAAGTTGGGCGTATACGCTGGCGTTATTGCCGTTGCTGGCGCCCTGTACCTTGTAGGTTAGGGCTGCCGTTGAGCTTGGGCTATCTAAATAAACCATAGTTACGCTACCGCCGTTGGTTGCTGTACTGCCGGTAATAAAGTTATTGCCCGCCGTGTATATCGTCGTCGTCTGACGTCTTAGGCGTAGGTCTAGGCTCGTATTGCCGGTTTGTTTCCCGGCGCCGTTCACGTTGCAAATAACTAGTATTTTCGAGCTTGTCGCTTGGGGCGTGATCGTTACCGACGGGCCGACGTCGGTAAAAGTGCTGGTGCTATTTGAATACGCCGTACTGTTTTTATCGGTTACTACTTGTAATACGCGAAACGAGCCGCGTATATCATTAGCCCAAGTGCTAGTAGCTGTTGAGCCAGCCGAAACGGTAGCCGGTAGGTTAGTTGGTGTTGCCATAGGTTAAAAACCCCATTTATTGTTATCCCAAGTATTATAAGGGCTTGGGCGTGTCCAACGTAGATAACTATTTAGGTCTTGTGAGCTTAAATTTAAGGTTACGCTCGTATCCGTCGGGGTAGCGTTAATTTGCATACCCTCTAAAATGCAATAGTAGGTAGTGCCTCGGAAAATTACCGTTATTTCTAAAGGGCCGTCGTAGCATTGTAGTTTCCTAAAAAGATCGGTTTTAGTGGCCGCGTAGGCCGTCGTTTTCTCTTGCTGGTTATAGGTAGCGCTCAAGTTCATTATTTGCGCGTCGGTGCTACCAAAGGCCGCTAAAAGATATTGGCTTAAGCTGTCGGCTTGGGTAGTGGAATAGTCAAGCGTATCTATGTTTAGTTCTTGGTATGGGGCGGCGCCGGTCGTGCTGCTTTGGGTTGCCAACCCCAACGGGTTTACCGTTACTTTCGTATAGTAGTTTTCGCTACTGCTAGCAAATTCGACTACGTCAAATTCAAGGTAGGCGGCGACGGCGTTAGCTGTATCGGCAAATACTACGGGTTCGTCGGCGTTAGTCCCGACGCCCTCTATAGTTTCATTTCGACCATAGAAAAAGACCTCGCTACGGCGGTTAGTGCTGTCCCATACCTCGAAAAGCCTAGAAACGTTGGTAATAATGATCGTATTTAATAGGTCTAAAAGGTTTCCGCTATACGTTTGGCCGCTCAAAATGCTTTGATATTTAAGCGGGGAGTTAAAAACCGTAAACGGGATACTATTACCCGACGCTATAGCGGTTGCGTATACGTCGGCCTCGGCTTGGCTGTAAATGTCGTTTTTAACCTCGCGCCGGCCGAAATTTCTTAACCCGGCCTCTACTGTAATTATGGCCTCGTCTAATGACGATTTAAGGCCGTAGTTTATTTGAACGTCGGATATTCTGCCACCAAATACGACGCCGAAAGAGTTAGCGATTTCTAGCGGCTGGCCTTGTTTAACGGTCGCTGGCCAAGCCGCAATATTACGCGATCTAATAGTAGCTATGCCGGGCGTGTAGCTATCAACGATTAGCCGGCGGCCTACTGAAACGTCCAAGCTTAAAACGTCGTTTAGGGTTCTTTTGGTAGCGCCGGTATAAAAGCTTACGGTGTATTCAAGGCTCATTTAGGCCACTTTTTGCGCCGTGATCGGTATATAACCGTTTGTGCGCTGGTATTTCTTTAAAGCCTCAACTACGGCCCTTGGGTCGCCGCCGTTTACCTCGATAGTTATATAAGTATTGCCGCCGGGCGTGTTCGAGCCGTTTAACGGTACTACCGCCTCGGGGCCAGCCTCACCAATTAGCGCTAGCGTCGGCCGGTTCACTATGCCGCCCTTAGCAAGCTTGGGTATGTCGGGGATATCGGGCGCGTCTACTGTAAAGCTGCCGGGGCCGGGCGGGTCTATCGTGAATTCTAAAAGGTTATTTAGGCCGCCTATAACTTTTTCATTTATAAAACCGATAATGCCATTTACTAGGCCTATTGCTAGGTTGCCGCCGCCCTCTAAAAGCTTTCCTAGCCCGTCTACGATACCTTTACCAACCGACGCCGCAATATCTAGGCCTAGGTTGCCCATTTTGCTCAAAAGGTCTACGACAATACCGGGTAGCTTTTTTACGATCTCTATAAAGGCTTGGGCTAAGCCTTTAATAATTTGTGGTGCTAGGTCGAGAGTCCAGCCTATAAGCGCCTTGGCCATACCGCCCGCAAATTTAACCAAAGCTGGTACGGCTTTAGTAGCCAGCCATTCGCCAAGCTTGCCTATGAGCTTGCCCATTTCTTTAAGCATTGGGGCGATATTGGGGCCTATCCACTTTACAAAAGCGTCGCCCCATTCCTTAAGCTTTCTTTGTAATAGTGGCAGCCCGTCATTAACTACCCAATTACCTAGCTTGCCGATCATTTCGGCCAATGCTCTAAGCGCTGGCGGTACTACGTCTTTAATCCATTCCCAAAACGCTTTACCAAGCTCGGCTAGTTTGTCTTTGGCTAGCGGTATACCGGTCGTTTTAATCCATTCGAAAGCGATACTAAAACCTTTGCCTAGGTCGTCTTTGAGCTTTCCGAATACGCCGCCGGCGCCGCCCTCGTCGAATACGTCGAAAAGGTCGCCTAGGTACCCTACGGCGGTATTTACGGCTGGTAATAGTTTGCTGCCAACCTCGGCCGAAACGTCTTTAAGCCGGGCTTTAAGTATTCGCTGTTGGTTGGCTAGGCCGTCGCTGGTACGTAAAAAGTCGCCTTGCGCGTCGGTCGTCTGCTGGTAAATGAGCTTGTTAGCGGCTAATACCTTTTGCTGGCTGGTAAGGGCGCCGTTGCCGTCATATATGCCCATTTCAAGCGCTGCCGTCTTTAGGCTGGCGTCGTTAATAAGTACCCCGAAACGGCGCATAGGCTCGGCCTCGCCGCGTAGGGCGGCACCTAAAGCGGTTACTACCTCGCTAGGTTCGGCGTTGTTAAAGCTGGCTATATCGCTAGCAAGGGTTACAAAATCGGTCGAGAAATTAACTAGATCGGTATCGGCAAGCCCGGCGCTTTTACCGAAAATCGCAAACGTACTAGCGGCGTCTAGCGCCTCTTGCTGGCTTTGGCCAATGCTCTTAGCTGTAGTTTCGGAATATTTGACTACCGCCTCGGCAGCGTCGCCAAATATAACGTTAGTTTTGCTTAGCGTTTCTTGTAGGTCACTAGCGGCGCCTATGGCGTCTTTGGCGAAGATCGCGGCGCCAGCGCCGACGGCAGCAAAAGCAATACCGGCAGCTTGCCCAAATTTTTTAAACGTGTTGCCGGCCGACGTACCGAATTTGCCTAGCGCGTCGCTGGCGCCTCTAAGCTCTTTACGTAACGGCCCGGCGTTGCCAACGATAGGTACGGATACGGGCTTAGTCATAGCTCTAGCGTAGCCCGTACTTATTGGTTAGTCGGTCTATGGCGTCTACGTAGTTTTGTATAACCTCTTGCTTACGTTGATCGAGCGCGTCATAAATAAACGGGTTAGGCGTTATACGTCTTTTAGGCCAGCCAAAATGGATAGGGCCAGCGTAAAGCGGGTCTTTACGTGGAAACCCGGCACGTACTACGCCCGAATTTTTGAGCGCCCCAGCTCGTACGCTTTCGGCTAGCTTGCCGGTCTTGTACGGCACCAAGCGCCCGGCTACGGCGGCAACGATTTTAGCGTTTTCTAAATGCACTACTTTTAGGTCGTCTTGGGCGTTTTGGTCAAAGTTGCGTATATCGCGTTGGGCTTTGGTTATGCCGTCTATTTTGATATTCCCGCGACCCTCGACGCGGTACCCGTAGTTGCCGGTAGTTGCCATTTAGCGCCGTCTTGCTGCTTTCCTTTGTGCCTCGTGTTGCTTATTCAAATAGTCTACTAAAGCGTCTATATAGCCGTCGGGCGCTGTAGTTAGATCGTGGTAACTTAGGCCCGTTTCGGCGCCTAGGGCGGCTAGCTCGTATAGTCGGCCGCCCTTTACGTAGGGTTTACCGTTGTCGTTACTAGGTCGGCGTCGTCTATCTCTTTAAGAAAGTCCTCGAACGGTTTAACGACGGTACCGGCAGCTTTTAAGCTTTCCCAAGCCAGCCGGTAAACGTTTTTATTTTTACCGTGTTCGGCGGATAGGGCGATATGCAAACCGACCCCGGCCCAGTCCTCAAAAGCGACCTCGGCGGCCGGGGTAATGCGTACCTCTTGCGCCGTTCCGTCTTTCCATTTGATACTTATAGCTAGTTTTGCCATTTGCTTAACCTTTCTAAATTTGGCTTAAATTATGCGGTAGCGACGGTATAGGCCCCGCCTACAAAGGTTGCCACCATTTGGGCATTATCGCCTACGGTACCGTCTACCAAAGGTAGCGAAAGTAGCGTACACCCCGTAAGTGTGAACTCGGGGTTCGTGGCGGCTGTAGCGGCGCTGGTTGGCTTTACCTTAACGGTAGTCGTGGTACCTACCAAGCTTTTAAGAGTGTCATAGACGGCGGTAGCGCTAAAGTCGGAAAGAAAAGTAACCTCGAGCGTGTTATTTTCAAGGCCCGCGCCGTATGATCGGGCGCCGCCGCTAGACATTGTCGTATTGTCTACTTGCTCAAATTCTCGGGTAAGGCTGGTAGCCACTACATACGCCGAAAGATCGACGCTGTTAATTGTGACCTTAACGGACTTCAATACGTATGGCATTTTTACTTATCCTTTGCGGGTTTTGGGTTAGTTTCTTTTACGTGGCCGGACTCTGCTAAAGCGTCAAAATTTACGCCGGGTAGCTCGTTTTCGCTTACGACGTCGCCGGGCTTAAAGCCCTCTACTTTGTCGGTTACTACCTCGTAAGTTTTCACGCTGTTACCTCGATCTCTAAACGGTATAGCAAATAGTC